ACCATGCAGAAGTATCTTGATGCAGATGAGAAACTTTCTAATTCATCTCTTAAGATAGATTACTATGATACAATGTTAGTATACCTTGAAAGCATTCTTAAGGTAATACAGAACAGAACATTCCAGATAAAAAATGCCATAGAGTTCATGAGATTCAATTCTGGACTAGGTTGACATAACTTCATAAATACCCATAGATGCATGGGTTAAGTGATTGACACAACGGCCAATGTGGTGATATCGAAGGCCAACGAAGTATTTTTAAAAATTAATTCTGAACCTCATATCGAGTATGAGTTAAGAGACTACTTTACCTTTGAGGTAGAGGGTGCAAAGTTTATGCCTCAATATCGTAATAGGAATTGGAATGGAGAGATCCACCTATTTGATTTGAGATCAAAAAAGATATATGTAGGATTATTAGATAAGATTATTGCTTTCTGTGATAGACACGATTACACATATAAGTTTGAGGATAATGATTATTATGGTGCTCCCTTTGAAGTTAATGAGGGAATATCATATGATGGTGTAAAAGATTATATGAGATCTATTTGCAGTCATCAACCAAGGAAATACCAAGTAGAGGGAGTATACGATGCCTTAAGACATAATAGAAAGCTATTGATATCACCCACTGCTTCAGGCAAATCGTTGATGATTTATTCTCTTGTAAGATATTACGTTGAGAAAGATCAAAAAATCCTTTTAGTTGTTCCAACGACATCTCTCGTAGAACAGATGTATAAGGACTTTTTAGATTACGGTTGGGATGCTGATTCATTTTGTCACAAGATATATGCAGGTAAAGAAAAAACAAATGAGTTTCCAGTAACAATTACCACATGGCAATCTGTATATAAACTAGAAAGGTCATTCTTTGAAGATTACAATGTAGTTATAGGAGATGAAGCACACCTCTTTAAGTCGAAGTCTTTAATATCTATAATGACAAAATTACATCATGCTAAGTTTAGGTTTGGATTTACTGGCACACTTGATGGAACACAAACACACAAGTGGGTATTAGAGGGATTGTTTGGCCCATCTTATAAGGTGACAAGAACAGAAGAACTTATGAGACAGGGACATCTCTCTCAATTAGATATTCAATGTATTGTTCTTAAACATCCAGAAAAAAAATTTGAAACATATCAAGATGAAATAGAATATCTGATTACTCATGAACAAAGAAATAACTTTATTAAAAATCTATCATTAGATTTAAAAGGTAACACTCTTGTTTTGTTTTCACGAGTCGAAGCTCATGGTCAGGTGCTTTATGATTTAATAAATAATAATAAGAAAGGTGATCGTAAAGTATTTTTCATTCATGGTGGTGTAGACACTAGTGAAAGAGAATTAGTTAGAGAAATTACAGAGGAGGAAGCAAATGCGATCATCATTGCAAGTTATGGGACTTTTAGTACTGGGATCAATATTAAGCGGCTGCACAATATTATCTTTGCTAGTCCCAGTAAGTCCAGAATTAGAAACCTCCAGTCCATCGGTAGAGTTCTTAGAAAAGGAAAAGATAAAGTAAAAGCAACTCTATATGATATCTCTGATGATTGTACCTACAAGTCTAAGAGAAATTATACCCTTAATCATCTTATTGAGAGAATTAAAATCTACAATGAAGAAAATTTCAACTATGAAATAATAACTATCCAATTAAAAAAATGATAGAAGACGACTTTTTTGCTACTATTAAATTTAAATCTGGAGAAGAAATCTTTTGTAAGGTTGCTTCATCAGAAGAAGAAGATAAAATCATTTTACTGATTGCTGATCCTGTTATCATAGCTGAGATCAAAGGACGCACGGGCATCGTTGGTTACAAAGTAGAACCTTGGTTAAAGACTACTAAAGACGATATGTTTATTGTTAATATAGATGATGTTCTTACCATGTCTGAATCTAGTGATGTTGAAATGATTAATATGCATCAACAGTATGTACAACACAATGATAAGAATGGTGATGGCAGCAGTAAATATAAATTAAATAGAAAAATGGGATATCTATCTACTATTGAAGAAGCTAAAGATACTTTAGAAAAAATATATAAAGATACTAAAGATAATTCTAAGAGCTAATATCTCTTGAACCTCTACAAAGGTTATTGTACAGGTGTTTTGTATACTTGTCAAGTCTGTCACCTTGTCACCTTGTCAATTTGGGTTAGAAGTGTTATAATATCTACATAATAGTGATAAAGACTCATGGCAATGATAAAACCTATGGCTAAACGTAAAAGGTCTGAACACTACGTTAATAATAAGGAGTTTCTTGCTGCTCTTATTCGATATCAAGAAGATATAGAAATAGCACGATTGCAGGATAAACCTAAACCTGTTATTCCAAGATACATAGGAGAGTGCTTCTTAAAGATTGCTAACCATTTATCATTCAAACCAAACTTTGTTAACTATATGTTCAAGGAGGATATGATCTCCGATGGCATAGAAAATTGCGTCCAGTATATACACAACTTTAATCCTGAGAAATCTCGTAATCCATTTGCATATTTTACACAGATCATACACTATGCATTTCTACGCAGAATCCAAAGAGAGAAACGTCAATTAGAAATTAAGAATAAGATTATTGAGAAGTCTGGCTATAATGAAGTATTTGATGACAGTAACAAGATTGACGGAGACAACTTTTCGGAGTATAATTCCATTAAGGATGCTGTACATGCAAAACTTCGTAATTGATGAAAGTTGCCATAATCACAGACCAACACTTCGGGTGTCGTAAAAACTCAAAACTTTTTCACGATTATTTCCTGAAGTTTTATAATAATGTTTTCTTTCCTACTTTAGAAAGAGAAGGTATTACCACAGTTATTAATATGGGTGATACTTTTGATAGTAGAAAGGGAATTGATTTTGCTGCATTGACGTGGGCTAAGGATAATTATTTTGATAGACTAAAAGAGATGGGTATCACAGTCCATACGATAGTAGGTAATCATGACATATATTATAAGAATACAAATGATATAAATGCAATTGATTTATTGTTAAGAGAGTATGAAAATATTCCCATATATGAAGAAACAGTTCCTATAGAGGTTGGTGGGTTAAGTATTCTTCTTGTACCTTGGATTAATTCTGAGAACAAAGAGAAAAGTGTTGCAGCGATTAATAAATCAAATTCACCTGTTTGTATGGGTCATCTGGAACTGAATGGATTCAAAGCCACACCAGGTCATATGATGGAACATGGTATGGAGTGGGATATATTTAAAAAATTTAAGAAGACATACTCTGGACATTATCATTGTAGATCTAATCAAGATAATATTTACTATCTTGGTAATCCTTATGAGATGTTCTGGAATGATGTGGATGATGCTAATAGAGGATTTCATTTATTTGATACAGAGACTCTAGAACATACTCCTGTCAATAATCCATACCGACTTCATAAGATAATCTATTACAATGATCAAGATCATCAATTGTTTGATGCAAGAGAATTAGAAGATAAGATAGTTAAGGTAGTGGTAAGAAAAAAAAGTAATCAGGTAAAATTTGAAAAATTTATTGATAAGTTGTATAATGCTAATGTGGCTGAGTTGAAGGTTGTGGAGAACTTTATTCTTCATGACGCAGAAAACTTTGAGGCATTTGAATCAGAAGATACTCTTTCTATCCTTAATAGGTATGTGGAGGAAGCACAGATTGATTTAGATAAATCAAGGATTCAGAAGATGCTTCAAGAAAGTTATCAAGAGGCCTGTGAGTTGATATGATGTTTATATTGACCATGAATGGGAAAGAGAAGGAGGGAGCTTATGCTGTAGAGGATAAGAGAGGAGGACAAATATTGTATATCTTTGAGGAAGAAGACGATGCTGACAGATATGCTATGATGTTAGAAGATGTGGGTTATCCTAATATGAACGTAGTTGAAGTTGACGAGGATTTAATGATGAAGACATGTCACATGCATGGATATGAATATGCCATCATCACTAAAAATGACATTGTAATTCCACCTGAAGAACATGATTACATTTGAAAAAATACGTTGGAAAAACTTTTTAAGCACTGGTAATCAGTACACTGAAATACAATTCAATGAATGTGCTACGACTTTAATAATAGGTACAAATGGAGCTGGAAAGAGCACAGTATTAGATGCTCTTACTTTTAGTTTATTTGGTAAACCTTTTAGAAAGATTAATAAATCACAATTAATTAATACTACCAATGAAAAAGACTCTAGGGTGGAAGTAGATTTTTCTATTGGCAATATTAAATGGAAGATAGTTCGAGCCATAAAACCTAATATATTTGAGATCTGGAAAGATGATAAGTGTCTAGATCAGTTTTCTAATGCTAATGACCAACAAAAGTGGTTAGAGCAAAATGTCATAAAGATGAATTATAAGTCTTTTACTCAAATTGTTATTTTGGGTAGTAGCACCTTTGTTCCTTTCATGCAATTGTC